GTATGGTAAAGTGATGGCTGACTTGCAACGATCAGTCAGAAATAGGTCCTGGAAACTAGGAAACAGTGCGGGGTTCATTCTTTCGAGTGATCATTCACGCTTCTTGCACTTGCTAGGAGGACGTAGAACTGTTCAAGATTCTAACCCTTTGTTATTGGACAAGGAGTTCTACCGTTCTCAAGTAAGGCACAAGCGGGATTGGTTGTCTCACATACTAGCTAAGACCCGGATTGTCCTGTTTACGTACAGGCCTCCGGTACAACCCCCTAAAATTGAGGAACGCCAACCAGCAATCACACCGACAATAGATTGCTTTCCCGCTGGGGAAGACGACAAGACAAAAGCTAAATCCCACCTGAATGAAGGTAACGTTCAGCAGGTAGAAGGTACCACTTTCATCCGCCACAATTGTGTAGGAGCTGTGGAATACCAGAGGGAGACAAGGTTCGTCCGTTGGAGACGCAAGATTTCAAACCAAATCTTGCCGCCTATGAGAAATCAGGATGCTCATAGGCGCCTAGGTAGTGGACTGGTTCGAGGAGTTCGTAAGAAATTGGCACGCCTCGTGGACCCAGGAAGGGACCCAGTTCCCATAGCCATTATCGAAGCAATCGCAAACGAGAGGATAGTACCATCAGGTGATGAAGTAGATGATCCAGACCTCTCGTACTTGCCAAAAGGCACACCGACCACGCCTGAGGTTAAATTCCACACCGCCAGGACACGTAAAAGGTCAAGATACCCGGTAAGGGTGCCAGTACTTGTAGGAGAAATGGTGTCAAAACTCCGAGGAATACACAACGTCCCGGATACTCCAGAAAATCGAAAATTGATTTTCCTCGACGCAAGCAACAAGTGCAGAGCAAGAAAGAACAATGAAGATCCAGGATGGAAGGATATGCGCGAGTCAGATTTGGCGCGCATCATCAACTGGACCGCTGCAGCTTTCTGGACGAAATATGATGTCTACGAAGATATTGAAGTCACCATGTCTACACCTAACGCCAGAGAGAGTGTAGCGAGGCGCGACCGGTTGGCCACCCGGGTGCGCCTAGGAAAGCACGATTAATGCCGCTTGACCGAGCGGCGCGCCACCACGACTCACACAGCTGTACCAATGGAGTTATACGAACAGCTATTAAGTGCGAAGACTGGTAACAGGGTGCGCGTCAACTCGGTCAGGCAGGCAAATGGGCTGAAGGCAGCCCGCGTCTACTACACAATAGATGGTAGAATAGGCGCGCATTGGGATATGCCTAGCAATGACATTAGTTCAGTCATACACGCAATCATGGAGAGAGTTTATTACGTCAAGCTTGATGGGAAATTTCAAACTCCTCCGAAGCCGGAAAGCAAAGATTTCGTGTTTAAAACACTCAATCGATGGTCTCACCTCATGGATAAGCTCGCCAGGGAGCACGGAAAAGTGGCCCCTATTACTGATGAAGAATTTCTTGGACGGTATAGTGGTCAAAAGAAGGGAATATATGAGAGAGCAATTGAGTCTCTGGAGTCGCGACCTCTGGAGACACGAGATGGACGGGTGAAGGTATTTACCAAGGATGAATACCGGAAGAAGGATGGAGCGCCTCGAGCGATTCAACCTCGAAGTCCACGTTTTAATGTTAGGTGGGGAAGATACGTTATGGCCATAGAGGAACATACCTATGAAGCCATAGACAAAATATTTGATAGTACAGGAGAGTACAAGACGGTAGCGAAGGGCATGAACATGTTGGATAGAGGCCAACAAATCGCCAGAAAATGGGATAAATTCGACAATCCCGTTGCAGTAGTAATTGACGCTGCGCGAATGGACCAACATGTAAGTAAACCATTACTGCAGTTTGAACATAAGACCTACAAGCAGTGGCTTGACCTCGGCAGAAGCGGAGACTTGGAACCTTTTGATTGGTTAGCAAAGTTTCAGCTGAAGAACGAAGGCAGGTATTACGGCAAGGACGGAAAGGTCAAGTACGTTGTTGATGGATGCAGAATGTCAGGAGATATGAACACATCCTGCGGAAACATCAACATCATGTGCGCCTTATTATGGACTTATTTACGAAGTAAACAGTTGCTGGGTAAAGTGGAAGTGCTTAACGATGGAGACGACAGTACCATCATCATGGAGCGCAGCAATGTAGACAAGTTCACTGAAGGTATGTCAGACTGGTTTACCAGTATGGGTTTCACCATGAAGTTCGAGGGCATTTACCATGTATTGGAAGAAATTATATTTTGCCAGGCAAAGCCTGTGAAACTAGAACAGGGTTGGACATTGGTTCCCAGACCCAGCAAGAGGTTGTATTCCGACCTGGTCACGACAAAGCCCATACATTCTAAGAAAGTGTATGATAAATGGCTTGGTTCAGTGGCTGGGTGTGGAATAGCAGCTTCTAGCGGGGTCCCAGTGTTTAATTCGTTTTACAGGTGGCTAGCACGAGGGGCAACTCCATACATACCGCAACAGGGCG